AAGCAGAAGTAGATTTATTAAAGCAAGAATGTAAATGTAAATAATTATGGCACACAACGATATAAATTGGGGAAAAATATATTGCTCATCGGAGTTCGGAGACGATGATAACTTACAAACTATAAAAATAGCTTCACAACCTGAATGCTTAGATACTTAAAACTATGGAAATAATACAAAAAATAGAAAAAATAGAGATTCTTATGGACAACAAAGTTAAGATTTGGTTTTCAAATCATACTATGAACGGAAATATTACAGTAGCTTACTCAGAAGGTCAAGACTTAATAGAGTCAGGAGACAAGGAAAAAGCTAAGAAGTGGGAATTAACAGAATTAACAGAAGACCTATGGTCTACTAAAAAAGTAGTAAAGAAGAGTAAAAAATAATTATATTTACTATTCACTTTAAAATTAATAAAATGTCTAAATTAAAAAAAGAAGAACTAGAATTACTACAAAAACAAGAAAACGGTAAAGGCGAGTTAAAGCTAAGAATTGGAGACTTACAATACCAAATATTTTTACTACAACAAGCTATTTACTCTATTGATCTAGAGCAAAAGAAAACCAAAGAAGAACTAGAAGAGTCCTACGGCAAGATCAACGTAGATTTAAAAGACGGTTCTTACGAGGTTATAAAAGAAGACTAATGTTAGAATATACAGATTTGAAAATATACTTTTTTAATACTACGGTTCTAGCCCTTTCTATGACAGAAATAGAATTGGGCTTAAAAATAATTTTGTTAATCTGTACTATAGGTTATACTATAAGTAGGTGGATACATAATGAGAAAAATAGATAAAATAATAATACACTGTTCTGCTACTCCAGAGTTTAAAGACTTTGATGTTAAAGATATAAGAGACTGGCACGTTAACGGAAATGGGTGGTCTGACGTTGGGTATCATTATGTTATTAAACTAGACGGAGAAGTCCAGTTTGCAAGACCAGAAAATAAAATAGGAGCCCACGTAAAAGGCAAAAACAGAAGCTCTATAGGTGTTTGTTATATAGGAGGTATGGATAAAAATATGGAAAATTGGTTAGATACTAGAACAGATGCTCAAAAAGCATCGTTAATAGAATTAATAAAAGACCTGCAAAAAAAATATCCTGGTTCTATAGTATACGGTCATAGAGACTTTACAAGTAAAAAAGCCTGTCCTAGTTTTAATGCTAAAGAGGAATATAAAGATTTAACGAATGAATGAAATTAGTGAAGAAAGTAAATTTGAAATAAGTTTAAAAACACTTATAGGAATAGGAGTAGGATTATCTACGTTAATTGGAATGTGGTTTGCTTTACAAGCCGACATTCAAGAAGCAAAAGAACTTCCTGAACCTGAAATTTCTAGGACTGAGTATGATTTAAAAGACCGTTTAATAAGGGAAACTATAATGAATACTGGAAAGAAAGTAGAAGAAAACTCTGAGTCGTTAAAGAAAATAGACGACAAGTTGTTTGAAATAATTAATAAATGAAAAAACTATTATGTGCGATATTTGTATTGGCTGCGGTTTATGTTAACGCTCAAGAAGTAACTGTTTTCCAAATTAATGCTAAGTGGAATCAGGATAACAATTACGATACTAGAGGTTTAAAAAACTGTACTATAAAATTTGGTTATTTAAAAAACCAACCTAAAGACATTCAGAAAAGTATTACTGCTCTTCCTGTTTTAGTTATACTAGACAAAAACGGTAGAACTCGTATGCAGTATATTGGAGATATTAGCCTAAAAATAAAAGTCTCAAAAGAAGAACTCCAGGCTATAATAGATAAAATTAATTCAAATTAATATGGAAACTTTAAAACATTTACTAGGCATCTGTGGAGATCACTGGCACCCTAACTTATTTACTGTAATATTATTTATAGTAGTATTAAAATTTATATATGAAAAAAAAATTCAAGGATACAAAAGTAGGTAAGTTTCTAATTGGTAAAGGTGGCGTTTTTTCATCACTAACTGACAGTATTCCTGACAAAGGATTATTAGGACTTGTAAAGAACTTAATAGACAAAGACGACACTCTACCTCCACAAGACAAAGAAACTGCCTTAAAACTGCTAGAAATGGATAATAACGAGCTAGTAGAGATTACTAAACGTTGGGAGTCTGACAATAAATCAGATTCTAGTTTAGCTAAAAACGTAAGACCTCTGTCGTTAATTTTTTTAACTATTTCTTTAATAGTGTTTATACTGCTAGACGGATTCGATATAAACTTTGGAGTAGATTCTGGATGGGTCGACTTATTAAAGTCTCTACTAATAACTGTATACGTAGCTTATTTTGGTTCAAGAGGAGCTGAGAAATTTAAAAATATTTCTCAAAAATAAATATAATATAATACTAATATTAATATAGTACTACTATTAATATAGTACTACTAATAATATAATATTAATTAATATAATATTAATATAATATAATGCAAGTAAATTTTGAAAAAAAAATTATCCAGAAGCAAAATTGTAAAAAAACTAGACGCAGAGTTTAGTAGATACATCCGACTTAAATACGCAGATCATAACGGCTATGTAAAATGCTATACTTGTAATAGAGTTAAACATTATAAAGACTCTATGCAGTGCGGACATTTTTTGTCTAGAAGATTTTATTCGACTCGTTGGTCAGAAGACAACTGCCGACCCCAGTGCTACGGATGCAACGTACACTCTCAAGGTCGTCAATATGAGTACGCTCTTAATTTAAATAAAGAATACGGCTACGATATAGCCGAAGAACTTTTACAAATAAGTAGAGAGACTGTAAAAATTTCTACGCCAGAACTTCTAGAAAAAATAGAATACTATAAAGTTTTAAACAGTGAGTTTAATATAGATTAATTATAGTATATTAGCAGTCTAATTTTCTCTGTGTAAAGGGAGTATTTAGCCGCCTGGCTTCTGCTCCCTTTTTTAGTTTATTATATTTTTATTATATTTGTATTTATAACACAGAAAAAATATGAATAAAGAAATCCAAAATCTCTATGACAGAATAGAGTTTCTAGACAATAAAATACACTGGCTAGAAAAAGAAAACGAATTATTAACGATTCAAAAAGAAAGAGCAGAGAGTCTGCTTATTAACTAAACACACACATTTAATGACAGGAAAAATTACATTTATTAACCGAGAAAAAGACTACAAAGAATTACAGGTCTACAAGATAACTCTAGCTAATGGGGTTACTTGGAGTTTCTTCCAACCAAAAGAAAAGAACGGAGTTGAACAAACTGAGTTTGAATTAAAAGTAGGACAAGAAATTGAGTTTGAAATTAGTAACGCAAAGTATAATACTGCAAAGCTAATTAGAAAACAAAACACAGAAACTAAAAGTTTTCAAAAACCAGTTTCTCAACAGTCTTCAATAGAGTTTCAGTCTTGTTTACGATCTGCAGCTATATTGTATTCTAATAATCCAACCGTGAAAAGTAGTACGGTACTAGAAACTACTGAATTATTTTATAACAAACTAAAACACATAACAAATGGCAAGTAATGATTTCGAAACCGAGTACTGGAACTGCGTAGCTCCTTATAAATCTAAGTATGAATTTATAAAACTTCACTTATTAATGGACGTAACTGAAACTTTAAAGATGTTACAGAAAGCAAAAGACCAAGGAGAGATAAACGTAGTCCTAGATGTAATGAGTAAAAAGGCAGACCCTAACAAGTTCTATGCCAAAAGAAGCATAAGAACTAATAAAGATTATGATGCTAAAAAAGCTCATCTTCCTAGAGCTGAAGCTAAAGAAGACCTACCGTTTTAACAAAGGGGAGTTAACGCTCCCTTTTTTTTTTAATCTAAAATACCTACATTTAAACAATGCTAATAAACTATGAGAAAGTTACTGCACATTTACAAGACATACGAACAGGAAAAATTAAAGAAGGGTTAACTTTAGGAGTTCCTGAAATAGACGACTACTTTAGATTTAAACCTAGTTCTTTTAATATTATTTTAGGACATTCTAATACTGGTAAAACAACTATAGTTCTTTATTTAATGTTAGCCTATGCTATTAAGCACCACATTAAATGGCTAGTATTTAGTTCCGAAAACGAAGCTTATTCTATAGTAAGAAAACTAATAGAGTTTTTAGAAGAAAGACCTATCCAGGATGTGCCACAAAAACAATTTGAAAAACACAGTAAATTTATTTATACACATTTTAAAATAATAGACTCTACTAAACTTTATACTTACAGAGAATTACTAGATTTATGTAAAGTGGTTAAAGATGCCTGGAATTATCAAGGACTACTTATTGACCCTTACAACTCTCTAATAAAAGAACGTAAATTAATAACTTCTGTAGGAGGACACGAGTACGACTATCAGGCTACTACGGAGTTAAGAATATTTGCTAAAAAAAATAAGATTACTATTTGGGTAAACACTCACGCTAATACTTCTGCATTAAGAATGGTGCATAGAATAGATCACGAATACGCAGGACATCCTATACCTCCAAATGCTGCAGACGTTGAAGGAGGGGGAAAATTCGTCAACCGTGCTGACGATTTCTTAGTGGTTCATAGATATATACAACATCCTACAGAATTTATGTATAGTTTACTTCACGTAAGAAAAGTTAAAGAAGTGGAGACAGGAGGTCGACCTACAAGTATTGATGAACCTATAAGACTTAAAGCTTTAAAAAATAATGTAGGCTTTAGTATTAATAAAATGTCTATCCTAAAAAAAATAATACAACCTTTTTAAAATTTTTCCTATCTTACTATGGTAAATGGAAGAGTCGATAAAAGAACTAGTTAAGCACGAAAGAATATGGCATAACTATTTAAAATCTTGGGGGTGTAATATAGACACCTCAAAAGATTTGATT